AATATTAGTGCGGATGGCCGCTAGGAGGAACCAAATATCTATTGAGGGTTCTAGTATATATAGGACACCAGACACCAATACATATGAGATAGTTTGAGAGAGCTCAACTGGTGTCTCGCTTTGGTGTCCAAGCCTTTATTACAAAAATGCCATCAAGTTAAACATCGAAGCTCTCTCAATACATAAGAACACTTTCCCAATTACAAAACCTAAATACCCAGAACCTCTGGAGTTCTATATAAACACCTTCACAACACAAGCTTCATCATCCCCAGCTACTTCATAAACACTCTTTTCTCTCTCAAAAAGACTGGGGATCTTAAACGAGATTTCCATCTTAAACCATAATTAGTCGAACAAGTTCATAACCACCCAAAGCATTTTATAGATCTTAAACCCAGACACAGTCACATATCTCTGTTTACCTTCTTCGTTAACTGTTCGACTATCACCTTGTTCAGATTCTTCAACCTGTCCCGCTAGCGCGGCCATTTTTCTTGAAATGGATTCTCAGTTAGTTAATCCTCCAAGTGCCTTTAACTACATCGAGTCCCATCGGGACGAATATCAGCTTTCTCATGACCTAACTGAGATAATTCTGCAATTTCCGTCGACGGCGTCTCAGTTGACAGCTAGACTGAGTCGTAGTTGCATGAAGATCGACCACTGCGTCATAGAGTACAGACAGCAAGTTCCGATCAACGCGACGGGATCCGTAATTGTGGAGATCCACGACAAAAGGATGACGGACAACGAGTCATTACAGGCGTCATGGACTTTTCCGATCAGGTGCAACATAGATCTCCACTACTTTTCAGCTTCGTTCTTCTCGCTCAAGGACCCAATTCCATGGAAACTCTATTACAGAGTTTGCGATACGAATGTTCATCAGAGGACCCACTTCGCGAAATTCAAGGGGAAGCTGAAACTATCCACGGCGAAACACTCCGTCGACATACCTTTCCGGTCACCAACAGTAAAGATCCTGTCCAAACAGTTCACGGATAAAGATGTGGACTTCTCCCATGTCGACTACGGAAGATGGGAAAGGAAGCCCATCAGATGCGCGTCCATGTCTAGACTTGGGCTCAGAGGCCCAATTGAGTTAAGACCAGATGAATCGTGGGCTTCCAGGAGTACTGTAGGAACGGGTCAATCAGATGCGGACTCGGAGGTGGAGAACGAACTCCACCCTTACAGACACCTTAGCAGGCTTGGGACCACTGTGTTAGATCCAGGAGAGTCTGCCTCAGTGGTGGGAGCCCAGAGAGCGGAGTCAAACATCACGATGTCTATGGGCCAGTTGAACGAGCTCGTTAGGACAACGGTCCAAGAATGTATAAATAATAATTGTAGACCGTCACAGCCCAAATCATTGCAATAGAATGTAACTATGATCATCATAGTAAAATGTTCACATTTGGCTAAATAAAATTGTTTACTTCATTAATCATCCAATATAATCCAGATCATAAGTTACAAATGTGGATGCATTAGACATAGTATCCGACATCCAGCAGTAATACACTAACAGGGCGTTCTTGCTAATGTTGCCATAAACACCATTACATGATTCTCGATCCAGATCCTTAAAAGTGGACCAACAATTATAACGCCTGTTAGAGAAGGGAATGGATCCTTCCACATTTACCATCAGCGTGTCCTTCTCCACTGACAACACACGTTTGCACACGTGTCGGATACAGTAGCGGTCTTTCAGCGACGGGATAATGCTGAGGTTACCGTGGCTGTGTATCCTAGCACCGAAGAGGTCATCGAAAGTATGCAGTCCACCAGATGGATCAAGATGGGGTTTCCGATCCACAACCACAACGACGGTGAATACTCCTTCCACCTTGGGGATAGCAACGTCCAGATTCATGTCCGGTTGAACACGTTCAATCTTCACGGTCCCTTTGAAACGTAACCGTTTCAACTTAATATAGGATCTGCTCCTGCTAGGTTCGGTCTTCCCCAAGCTGGGATAAGTGATGTAGGTAGAAATAGCTGAATTATGGGCCAACACAAAGTTGGACCCATACTGATTCTCATGTATGACTTGGGCCTTCATCTTGGGCTCATCACTGGACTTGCTGGAATTGACTCCTCCACGTTTCCCACCATGCTTTTTCGATGGAGTTAGACGCGTAAACACAGTGTTACGTGGATAATATCGTCGTCCAGCGGGGTTAGAACCACGTCTATTCCTAGAATAATGCATTTTCTAAAGATAATAATGGATAAACACAGTAATAGTNGNNNATTATATAGACGTGGTGGATTGCTGTATAAGATGTGAACTAACATGTATTTCCACTACATATATAACTGAACAAGTTGAACATAAATAGCAAATAGACTCAGCAGCATGGTCAGAATTTAGACACGTCCACCGTGCAGTACAGTGGGGTACACTTAAACGTCGCGGGACAATAATTCAAATCGCGCGACAAAAGATTAAACCTTTAATTTGAATTAAAGGGCGGTCAAAAAGACGCGCGTGCAGCAAAAGCACCAATGGGAGAGCGCGTCTTCACCTCCAAAGCGGGAGAGAGCGTGAGGGGGCGCGAGGGGATCGCGCGGCCTCCAGAGCGCCACGTAGGGGGGGGGAAAAATCGCGCGGCCATCCGGT